AATTCTAAATTCTTTATCGAAACGTCTTTCGCCTTATCCAAAAAGGCGTTCTTTCGTTCCGGCTTCCAACCTTTAAATTCGCCCTCGTTGCGACGAAATTTTCGAGAGTGAAAGTAGGTTAGCTGTTCATTTTTGAGTATCTTCCGCCACTTGGGATCGAACGTAGCCCATTGTCCGAGCCGACCGACCCAGCCACCTAAAATGGTGACGCCAGAATCGTGCGTCCCGCTTTCGTCGATATAGACGGTGACAATCACGAATAACCTCTCAGGCTCCCATGGGAAGTGAAACGTCGACAAGAAACGTTCCATAACACCGGTTACGCACCATAGGTATCACTTCTTGACGTTGCTCGGGCCATGAGAGCGGCAGCTTACGGGTGAAATCTTTGAAGCGAATGCCGGCGATCTGATCGCCTTCGAGAATTGCCTTCGTGATATCGGGCGCTAGAAACGCCATCCGAATGCAGTACCGAACGACTTTCGGATCGACGCCGGCTGATCGTGCTAAGGATTCAATCGTCTTGTGGGTGCCATCCATCAACGATCTTGCCCAGGCATGCGCGCGGACAATAGTCTGAATCAAATGGGGATTAGGTGCCGGCCCTGGGCTTTCATCGGATCCCTCGATGCGTGGACGTTCTCGCTTGTTGGGTGTTGACCACGGAAGCTCAATTGCGGGCCGGGTACTGTCTGCGGTCGGCTTAAGTGTGATCGTCACGGTCTCGCCGCCGACCACAACGCGACTCACATTGTCTTCTATGAGTTTCTGTGGCGTGGGTGCGTCGTCATCCACGTCCACGCGAAGTCGAAGTGCCTTCAAAACGGCGGTTTCAAGGTCAGCACCTGAGACGCGTGTAATCGAGCCGGCATCCGACTTTCTGCCTTTTAGAATGGCAGAGCTGACGTAGAATGGATATCGGACGCCGCGTTTGACCGTAAAGCTCGGGCTCATCCGGTTGACTCGGTCGTCAAATACCAGACCAGTGAGCAGCGCATTATTTTTCTGTCGGCGTCCGGTTCGCCCAAACGAATTGGCCTTTAGAAGCTGCTGTACCTGTTCAAAGACTTCGCGATCGACGATCGCTTTGTGCTCGCCGGCGAACCACGCGCCCTTATGCCCAGTCTCTCCCAGATAGGTTCGGTTTTTCAGGAGATAGGCGAGCGGGCCGTAGGTGAATGGTATACCGCCTGACATCTCGTGTTTGATTTCGCGGGTGTTTGTGACAACACCCTTCTGATTGAGTTCATCGGTCAGTTTCTGGAATGATTTGAGCATCAGATATCGGCTGAAAATCATGCGAACGGTCTCGGCAGCAGTCCGGTCGATGACAAGTTTTTTGTCTTGGACGACATAGCCGAGTGGCACGCTCCCGCCCATCCATTTGCCTTTCTTGCGTGAAGCCGCGACCTTGTCGCGGACACGCTCGGACGATAATTCTCGCTCAAATTGAGCAAATGATAACAGGACATTTAGAGTCAGTCGTCCCATCGATGTCGTTGTATTGAATTGTTGGGTGACGGCAACGAACGAAATCTTCTTGGCGTCGAATGCCTCAACCAGCTTCGCAAAATCGGCTAGCGAGCGAGTAAGTCGGTCAATCTTGTAGACCACGACGACGTCGATCAGCCCAGCGTCGATATCTTTGAGCAGCCGTTGCAGGGCAGGGCGGTTCATATTGCCGCCGGAATAAGCTGGATCATCGTAGCGTTTTGTTAGTGCCCGCCAGCCCTCATGCGTCTGTGACTTGATATAGGCCTCGCAAGCCTCGCGCTGCGCATCGAGTGAGTTGAACTCAAGCTCAAGTCCGTGCTCGGTCGATTTGCGGGTGTAGATTGCGCAGCGCAGTTCTTTGCCGGGTTTGTTCGCCATCGGCGCTACTCCTTGCCGGCTCGCAGCCCAAAGAACCTTGGGCCGTTCCAGCGTGTGCCCGTTATCATCCGGGCAATTGCGGAAAGGCTGTCGTAGGGCTTATTCTCGAATGCGAATCCGTCTTCAAGCACGGTGATCCGATGATTTTTACCCTTCCAGTCCCGGACCAGAACGGCGCCAGGCTTGATCCGGCGCTGGAAAACTGTCTTGCGACCGTTCTTGGCGGCGTGGCCGATCAGCTGGTTCAACAGCTGCACGGTTGCACGGTCGAGACCGCCATAGACGTTTTCCTGCAGTTTCTGTGCGACGCCCCGGCGTAAGAGATCGGGACCAAAAGCGGTTGGCGGCTCTGCGCCGAATAACGCTCGCCATCGCGTGCGTAGGTCGTGAATTGAACATCGGGGCAGACTCAAGAGCTCGGCTGCTACCGCCTCCTGGGCGGGGCTTTGTATGGGCATAGACTGGCACCTGTGGCAGTTGGAACTGCCGTGCATGCATGCTCCTTATTCTTAGTAAGGCCAGCAGCTCTTGGGTGCTGAGGCAAATGTTACCCGCCAACAGCTGCAATGCGCACCGCAATACGTACCGATAGGTCGAAATACCGTAGATAGCGGTGCAGTCGGGCTTAAATGTTTGATGCCTTTATCTCCGCCGTGGTCTTCGTGACTCGGCGAGAATGCGTTCCCAATCGTCGTCTGAAAGGTACATCCAGAACGAATTGTTCTTATCCAGAAGCGCTTGGCTGATTGAATCGCATTGGTCGTCATGCCGGCTGCCGGGAAAGACGAATAGTTCAGCTTCAAGGTCTGGCAACCAGGATGCTCGTTCAGGGAAGAAAACTTGACCAGCCTCGAACTTCGCGGAGGCGACCGCCATGCGGCTCGCCTTATCGCCTTCCGGCTTTACAGCGATAATACCCGAGATTTGGCTTCGCAGTTCCTGCACAAGCGCGGTTCCCGTGCTGGTGTCTTCAACCAGTACACGCCGCGCGCCCCATTTTTTAGCTTGAGCTTGCACGCCTGATTTGAGGGCGGGGTAATCGACGCGTTGCCGCCAGACGTCGACGAGATACCACTGCTTCTTGCGGGTTACGATCCAGGTCGTGCAGACTGACCAGTCATTATCCGGTCCGCCCTTGCTGGCCGTATCCCAGCTCTGAACTACGAGCAGTTGTTCCGATGCCGGCGGCAGTTCCGAATAGCGCTTAACCCAGTGACGTTTCACCATGGCGCCGTCAGGTGGCGCAGGTTCTTGCTGATATTGAGCGGAGAACGCGTCACTGCCGATTTGGAGCTTCATGGCTTCCAAAACCTGCAGCGGCTCACGCTCGGGGGACAGCGCCTCGCCCAATTTACGGCGATAGGCGCGGTCAGCAGAAATTGGAATTTCTTGGTCGCAATGCGCGATGGCAGGCAGACTCAAGACCTCCCATTCGTCGGATTGGCTCAACAAAAAGCCTGTCAGGTCATCGATGTGGACGCGTTGCATCACTACAACGATCGCCCCCGTGCGCTTGTCGTCAAGCCGGGACAGCAACGTGTTTGTGAACCATTGATTGGCAACAGAGCGCTTTGTTTCTGACAAAGCATCATCCGGTTTTAGCGGGTCATCAATGACGATGATGTCGCCGCCGCGGCCGGTCAGCGTGCCCCCGACCGATGTGGCCAGGCGGAACCCACGCGCGGTGAGTTCGATTTCGGTCTCGGTGTTCTTGAATGGACCGATTTGCGTGGTCGGGAATGCCGCTCGATACCAGGGTGATTCGAGCACGGCACGAAAGTCATTGGAGTGCTTTTTGGCAAGCTCACCTGAATAGCTCACGCAGATGATGCGGCGCGAAGGGTCATGCCCTAGGATAAAGGCCGGAAAGGCTACCGAGGCCGCTATCGATTTTAGCGACCGGGGTGGCATGTTAATGATCAGCCGCCGCACCTCGCCGCGGCGCACGCGTTCCAACTGGCAGGCGATCGCATCGACGTGCCAGGTTCGAACATAGGTCTGGCCAAGAGTAAGAGTCGTAAAGACCTTATGGACGAAGGCCCTGAAATCCTTGCGCAACAGAGCTTGCAGGATGCGGGGTTCAAACGTCATCGTCACGATCTCCATTGGCGTGCGTTGGAGGGGGATTAGGGGTGAAACCGGTGGGTTCTTTCAAATATTCGGTGAGGATTGCCTCATCCTCGGCCAGCATGTCGCGGAGCTCGACCTTGGTAGCGGGCGAATCTCCATAGCGATCGACCAGTGAGAGCAATAGTTTGATGGCTCTTGGGTCGCTTCGCATGGCGTCATTGGCGAGCCGACGAATAATCACTTCGAGCGCAGGGATCCGGCGTGTCTTGTCACCTTCGGTTACGGACACTTTTTGTTGAATGATATCTTGCAGGACGGCTCCGACGGGCCGGCTGCCTTTACGGCGCCCTTTCGGGTTTCCGCTTTCCCCCGCTTTGAATTGTGTCGCCTTTGGTGGGCGTCGATAGCCGACTGCGTAGTCGGATCGTTTTGGGTCTTTTCGTTTAGGCACCGCCATCCTCCGCGTTTGAGCGGACGGCGGAGATTTCCTCGAAGCTTCGTCCGTCGCCGGCAAGTATTGCTTCGAGCTTCGTCCATTTTTGCCAGCGCTGTATGGCGACATCGACGTATCGAGGATCACATTCGATTCCAAAGCCGATCCGTCCAACTTTCTCGGCTGCTATAATGGTCGTGCCTGAACCGGCAAACTGATCAAGCACGGCTTCGCCGCGTGCCGTGCAGTCGAGAATTGCATCGGCGACGAGCGTGACTGGCTTAACGGTGGGGTGGGAGGCCAGCGCCTCCATGCGGCCGTGGCCGAATGAGTTGATGCCCGGGCAGGTCCAAAGATTCGAGCGATTTCTGCCGAAACTACCCAATTCGATATTATTTCGGTGTGGCCGACCAGCAACCCGGAAGACGCAAATGAGTTCGTGTTGCGAGCGGTAAAATGAACCTTGGCCGGCATTGGTCTTGTTCCAGACGACGAGGTTCAACATCGCGTCAAAGAGTTCGCGTCCAACCCCTATAACGATATCGACGTGCCGCCAGTCAATAAAGACGTAATGAACTGCCCCGGGTAAAGAGACGCCAACGCCATTGCCCAGCGTCGTCGTTAGGAATTTATTGTATTCCACAGGAGTCATTTCGCCGGAGCCAAAGGCGAATTCGGAATGACGAACCCGTCCGCGACCGCCGATTGAGCTCACACGCAAATTGTATGGTGGATCGCAGAGTACCGCTGAGACGGCCGTGCCATCGGTTAGACGCGTGAAACTGTCGACATCGCGTGAATCGCCGCAAAGCAGGCGATGCTTTCCCAATTGCCAAAGATCGCCGCGGCGCGAAGCCGGGTTCTGTGGCAAAGACGGCAGCAGGTCTTCCGGCTCTGAGTGCGGGTCGGTCGCCATGTCGGCCAAAAGCAAATCGACCTCGGCGGCCTCAAAGCCGGTCAAGGAAACGTCCATGCCTTCGGCGGGCAAGAGGTCGGTTAGTTCGCCGAGTTCGATTGCGAGCAGATCGCGATTCCAACCGCTTTTGTCACATAATGCATTGTCGGCGAGAGCGTAGGCGCGCAGTTCGGTCCCGTTGAGATGGTCAACCTGAATGACCGGAATAAAAGGCAGGCCTAGTTGAAGGCATGCTTCCAGCCGTGCGTGGCCGGCGATGACGTTACCATGGCGATCGATCACCACCGGATTGATGATGCCATAACGTTTAATGGACTGGATTATCAGACGAATCTGTTTTTTAGAGTGGGTGCGCGCATTACGTTTTGCTTGTTTTAGAGTTTGGGGCGCCACCATCTTGACGAGCCAAGGCAGTTTGTTTCTTGCTGCGGTGCCTGCTTCTATCGCGCTGGCGGAAACCTCATGCTTATAAACCCTTTCAAGGGTTACAAATTGTCGTGCCGACGAATTCTTTCGATCTGATTTCATTTATCACCTCCGTTTGATGGTTATTCTAACTTGGCTGGCCGCGATGACGCGGCTCAGTCCGCGTTAGTTCCGCAGCTAATCTTTGCGCATCGTCGAGAAGCTGGAACATGGAAAAGCCATGACCAGGTTCACTTTTTTCCCATGTCCATTCTATCGACTTGCGATAGCCTTCACGGACTGAGCAGGCGAAAGCGTTATCGGCGCCGTCGGCGTCAGTTCTAGTTATGACGACGAGAATAGGGGCGTTGGTTTCGAAATTTAGCTCGCCTGCATTGTTCTGGCGACGCAACTTGAGAATTCGGCCATGTTGCGCTTCAAGCTCGCTGCGCGCGCGCCGCAGAATCGATACCGCAACGTTCTGCGTCCAGCCGTGTTTCATCAAACGCAAGGCGACTAAAAGCGCAAAGCCCTCATACGCTGAGTATTGGACCTCGAAGCCGCGGCCAGGCGGATCAGCGCTAAAAAAAGCGTAGTTTGCCGACTCTGGGTCGGACGAACGTGGCGAGCAACCGAGAGCACGATCGGTCTCCAGCAGCCGCTTTAGTCGCGTGCGCAATCCCGCGCTCGGCCGGCGCGCCTTTGGCTCGATCAGACTCGATAGAGCATCCTCGACTTGATTACGCTTATACGGCATTAAAACCACTATAGAGGTTTCAATCGCGAAAATCAAGAGGCACAAATACGGATCGTTAGAGCTAGTTGCTGACGGCTACCATAGGGTAAAGCGAAAGATTTCCGAGCCATTCCGGTCAAATGCAATTTAGATTCTTAAAGCGCTGAGCGGACAGGGCAGCTGGATTCGCATAATGACAGGTTACGGAATTAAGATTATCGCGGACTAGGCTTCCACTTCATGGCAGTCTTGGCCACGCAGCCGTCTGGCATTTTACCTTGGCCATCTTCGACGTAGCGCAAGTGACGCATTAGCCCCGCCATAATATAACCAGCATTCTCGGTTCCGCCATCATGGGGCATATATCGGTCGCCAACCGTCCTGGCAAGACCTTGCTCCTTGATGTTGATAATCTCGCCAAGCTCCTCAGTAAGTTCAGTCTTGAGGTTGCGGACACCTTTCTGGCGTCCGCTGCGGTTACCCGATTGGCCTTTACGCCAGCGCGAGGACTTTGGCGGTTTCCGGTAGCCGACGTCGTAGTCAACGTCCTGGCTCATGAGCGCGCTCCCTTGTCGGTTGCGGAGCCCGCTGAGTTGGCATCACGAGCGTTCGCGGCACCTTCGCGAGCATCGAAGGTGGCGCCCGTACTTACGCAAATGGCGTCTTTGCCGGTGAATGCCTGCCAACGCCGAATGATGGTGTCGACATAGCGGGGCTCGAGCTCGATCAGCGCGGCGCGTCGCTTGGTCTTTTCGGCGGCGATCAAGGTGGTTCCCGACCCGCCGAAAGGGTCAAGGATGAGGTCGCCGCGCTTCGAACAGTCTTTGATCGCGTCGGCGACGAGAGCGACCGGCTTGACGGTCGGATGAGCTTTCAGGAGTTCGTCGCGGTTGCGACCGAAGCTGTTGATCCCACGATATTCCCAAACATTCGCTCGATTGCGGCCATGCTTACCAAGCTCCACATTGTTGATGTGGTTGGCTGCGCCACATTTGAAAACAAAGACAAATTCGTGTTGCGATCTATAAAGCGAGCCCATACCCGCGTTGTTCTTGACCCACACACATATGTTCTTGAGCGTGAATGCCTCGGCGGCTGTCAAAAGATGCTGGGTATGGCGCCAATCCATACAGACAAAGCAGATGGCGCCGTCATCGGCGAACAGTCGGATCTGAGTGAGAGAAGCCGACAGAAACTCCGTAAATTGCACATCGGTCATCTCGCCGGACGCCATCGCAAATTCGCGATGCTGGATGGCGCCACGACCACCAACATGCCCATGGATCGGCACGTTATATGGAGGATCGGTGAAGACCATCTGGGCCCGATCATGCGCCAAGAGCCTTTGATAGGAGATGCCATCCAGCGCCGAGCCGCAAAGAAGGCGGTGCTCGCCGAGCCACCAAAGATCGCCAAGCTCGGAAACCGCGAGCACCTCGAGCGCTTGTGCAAGTGCGTCGGCGTTGTCGCCGGCCTCATCGCCATCTTCCAGGATAAAGTCGACGTCTGGGGTGTCGAAACCGATGGCGGAAAAATCAAAATCGATGTCAAGATCGCTTAGGAATTGCAGCTCGCGCTTCAGCGATCTTGCATTCCAGGAGGCGAGCTCGGCCAGCCGATTGTCGGCGATGACAAATCCGCGTTTCTGCGACTCGCTCAAATGGCAGGCGCGAATAGCAGGGATTGTTGGAATTCCGAGTTGCCTAGCTGCTAATACCCGGGCGTGGCCGCACAGCAGCTCACCGGTTTCGTCGACAACGATGGGAGTGATGAAGCCGTGTTTCTTGATGCTACGGGCAATTTTTGCCAACTGCTTTCGATCGTGCTCGCGGGCGTTGTTGGGATTTTCTTTGATGTTTGACAGCCTCAGCATCTCAAGCGAGATGGGATGGTCGCCACGGGCCTGTCCGGCGGGTAGAAACTGCATTTGCGCCTCCGTTTACGAGGGGCGCGGAATCGCTTTTCCCCTCTATTAACGGGGATAAGCACTGGATAACAGAGAGCGAGCTGGCGGTTGGCTTAACTCCCCACTGGCTCGGGAAAGTTGGACGTTCGACCGCGCAAAGCTGTGTAAATCAAGGCGCAGCAAATCGCCGCCGTAATGACCCCAACGAGAGCACAGCGCATCCTATCACTCATCGAATATTCGGAGTTTTAGGCTTGAACTTCCGGCCTCCTCGCGTTCAACGTTGAGATTCCTGCACTACGTTCAGAAGATACCGGATTACGGACGCGATCTAGGACAAAGAGCCGAATGGCGGAGGAGAGATTGCCCTGACGACGCATTTGATCGATGTTGCCAACCATGTTCGACAGTGTCATATGATCACCGTACGCAATTTCCTTCAGCCCGTTCCAAAACGCGTCTTCAAGACTGACGCTGGTCTTGTGTCCGGCGATTACGATGGATCTCTTGACGACGAATGATTTCATGAGTCTGTACCTCTGGCAGAGCGACCAAATTGTTTCGTGTTATTCGCGTGCTCTACACGCTCAACGAATCAATGGCCGGTACTTATTGATTACCACTGGAGGTTGCCATTGATCTGTTCCAAATTGCACAGGTAAAAAAACTTAACCCAAGGTGGTATTGGGTGCTGCCTGAAATGAAAAAGGCCGCCAACTGAGCAGGCTGTGTGAGAACTAAGCGAGTGTCCGTCGTCAGATAATTTGAGACAGATGGCGGTGTGATTTACGGGAGAGACCGGCTCATCTGGTTTTAGTTTATGCGACTTTTTTCTGATGCAGCAAGCGTCGTTTTTGGATTGTGTTGCGTTTG